TCCAGAACATGGCTAAGACCCTTGCGGCAACCACGCCGTACATCTTGCTTGGTGACCTGAGCATGGGTACAGCGTTTGGTGACCGCCGTACGGTTACGATTGAGGTAAGTGACCAGTACTACTTCAATCAAGACGCGTTGGCGTTCAAGGCTACGGAACGTTTCGCGTTCTCCGCTTTCGACATCGGAAACGTCAACGCAACAGCATCCAGCCGCGTCCCTGGCTCGCTTATCGTCGGAGCATCCGCAGCTACATAAGCCTAGCGGTTCACAGCCTAAGACCCTCGGCAGACGTGCCGGGGGTTTTTCTTTTGTCAATTCGGGCTAACGCCCATGTGGGATACTTACAGCATGATGACCAGAGCCGAGGCGATTGCACAGGTAAGCCTTTTTGTGTCTGCCCAGTCCTACCCGCAGATGTCTACTACGGACATCGGCTCCATCTTGGATTCCTTTTCACGCTTCACCACTTGGGCAGCGACAACCACTTACGCTGTCGGTGACCGTGTAGTGCCTACAACGCCTAACGGCAGGGTATACGAGTGCCGTACAGCAGGGACAACCGGAACAACTGAGCCTGAGTTTCCAGACTATCCCGGAGCGCAGTACAAAGGCTGGTCTGTCCTCGATGGCACAAGCGACCCTGTGCTGATGTGGGTAGATATGGGCTCGATCAACGTTGAGCGTTACGATGTTAGAACAGCAACCCGGCAGGCATGGCTTATCAAGGCATCAAGAGTGGCGGCAGACATCGATGCCAAGGAAGGCAACAGCGATGTCAAGCTCTCGCAACTTATGCAGCACTGTCTAACCATGGCTGATAAATACCGACCGGTGGCTTTCGCATGAGTCCTATCCTGCGCCAGACGATACAGGCAGGTATGGTGCGTAACTTGTGCCAAGACCGTGTAGAGGTACACCGCTTCACGCTTACCGAAGATGGCAGAGGCGGTGTTACTGAGACATGGCGCAAGGTAGCAGAGTACAACGCCCGTGTAACCAACCAAAGCGATACAGAATCAATCGTTGGCGGGGCTATAACATCATCAGCGCAATGGACACTTATTGTGGCCGTTGCAGCTGATGTCATGCCACAAGACCGGGTGTACTTGATAGGTGATGATTCCAGATACTGGGATGTCATCGGCACAGACTTTGGACAGACGGAATTATTGGTACAGCACTGTGGACTAGTGGAGCGGGCAGCATGACACCAGAGATGTGGATTCAGGTAGGCATACAAGTAGTAACTACCGTCATAAGTATCGGTACTGCTTGGGTGGCAATACAGGTGAGGTTGACCCGCCTAGAGACTCAGGTGGCACATATCATCAGCACACTTGATGGACAACAGCAGGAAGTTAGACGCATTGAACAGCGTCTCGGTAAGTTGGAAAATAAGGTCAGCGCACTGGAGGCAATCATACAAAGATGAATAGTATAAGTATCGGTCGGCTGGTCGTGGTTGTCTTGATCGCCTTTGTGGCTTCCTTTGCAACGGTGTTCGGCGATGGTGTTCGTACGGCAGAAGCCAAGGATGTTGCCGAGCTTGGCGCAGTGATGGCACTGTACGGGTCTAAGGCTGTTGCGGCTGGTGTCTCTGCTGCGATGAGTGCTGCGCTGGGATTCTTGACGATGCCTTTCAAGGGTACGGGTGTGAATGCTTTGAAGGTGGGCAAATGAACCTGCAAAACTACAGGCTAGAGCCTAACCCGAACAGTCCGGGTGATTGGATTGTCTTTGGTGATATCTACGACAACAACGGCAACCTGCTAGGCACGTTTGGTGAGAATGGTACGAGTATTTTTGGTTGGTGGGTGTTGCAGGATGCTCAGTTTCAACAGGCATATAGCAACCAGTTTGCGGTGATTATGGCTCAAGAAATCGTGGCAGGAACGGCTGGATAATGGCTACTTATTATGTTAGACCAGACGGCAACAACAGTAATACCGGATTAGGATCTAGTACTACTCTGGCGTGGCAAACCATCGGTAAGGTGTTTGCTTCTGGATCTGTCGTGACAGGAGGAGACATTGTTTACATCGCTCCTGGCACTTATACAGAGAGTATCAACGTACTGGCAACAAGCCCAACCAGTGAAGTCCAGATTATTGGTAATCCGACAGCATCTCAGTTCGGTGGTGTCAATGCGGGTGTGGTCAAATTGTCAGCCTATAACGCTGCTGGTACTGCGGTTGTAAATAATAATACTTATTTGATTACAGCAACATCTAAAAACTATTATGCGTTTTCAAATATAGTTTTTGAGTCAGCACATACGAATATAATTAGTGCGGTTGAGTTTTTTACGTCAAGGTACATCAAGTTTGATAAATGTATTTTTAGAACTGAAAATGTCCCAGGTGTAACCCAAGGGTCTCAAATGTCTTTAAGTCCACCAACTAGTCAACGATTAGATGCTCAGATTACTAATTGTTACCTTGGTCCAAGTAATGCATATGCAATTGTAATTATTGGGCAATCTCAAACATCTGACACGACTAAAATAGAAAACTGTTATTTTGACGGTGGTAACTCCGAAAGGTTGCTCCCGTATAGTATTACAGCGTCAATTGCAAACTGCACATTTGTAAATGCTTCGATAGCAATATATCAATCTGGTGGATCAGCAAACGCATTTTTAACAATCAAAAACTGCCTATTCAAGCGATGCACAACCGCCATATCTGGGACATCATCGGTAAGTGGTTCGCAAACATATAACCGTTTTGTGAGCTGCACAAATACTGTTACAAACATTCCAGCGTCTGGTACTAGCACATCCACCGGCGTATTCGGTGTTGACTCTTTCGAGAGCTTGCTATTTGGGTTAAATAACCTTCAGCCGGGTACAAGTTATGCAAGTAGTCCAAATACATCGTTTGGTACAGCTACAGGCGCACCAGCCACTGATATGTATGGTGTAACGTGGACAGGAACAAGCCCAGATGCCGGGTCTGGTACTTATCGTGTAATCACAAGCAACCCAACAAACATCCAGTACAACGGTGGTGTAGAGCGCAACGCGTCAACCATCACAATCGCTCCCGGCTCCACCTCCCAGTCCATCGAACTGTACCTAGGTGCTACAGGCCTTACAGCCTCCACCTCTGGTCTCTCAGCTCGGTACAACCGGACACGCACAGCAAGTGTAGACATCCCGCTGGTAGCCCGTACCATCGACGAAGGCGCACCTGCAAGTGCTGGAGTATGGATTAGCGGAGGGTTTGCTGAAGTTGACTCTACTAATATGCCCGGTGTCTATAGACTGGACATCCCTAATGCCGCATTAGCCGCAGGAGCAGATGACGTTACAATTGTCGTAAGGGGAGCAAGCGGTACTAACGGTGCTGTCATGACAATTAAACTATCTAGTGGTGGTCTTACTGGAGCGCAGACGGCATCCGCTGTATGGAGTGCAAGCCCTGCACCATACGTTGATGCTACGACATTTGGTGGAGTACTCAACGAAACTAATGTACTGGCTAACAATATTGATTCAGAGGTTGGTGATGTAGCAGGAAACGTCTGGGATCAGCTTAGAACCAACCATGTCACCGTAGGCACCTTTGGCCAGTACGTCAACGCAGAGTTGGTAACCCCGGTAACATCCGCCGCTCTGGTACGCATGGGGCCTTACGAGGTCAAGGCAGACGGGCTTGGAGCAAGTGACCCGCTAGACATCCAGAAAGGCGCACAGCATGGAGTTGATATCCAGTGTGTGGATGCCTTTGGTAGCGGGATAGACATAACCTCCGCAACGGTAACGGCTAAGGTCTACAACAGCGGTGCAACCTTGGTTGATACCTACGCTTGTACGGCAACTTATGCAGCTGATGGCAGGGCTACGTTTGTAATCGACACGACGGTTACCAACACGCCAGGCACCTACACGGCAACTATCACGCGCACAACCGGAGCAAGCGATACGCAGATATTCGGGCCGTTACGCATCTATGTGAGGGACATCTAATGGCAGTAATCTTTGACCTAACCGAAGACCCTCAGCAGGTCGTACAGGCCAGCGCATGGGTAGGTGATTGGCACAGTTACGTGGTTAGGCTGGTGGATGAACTCGGCAGCCCTATCGACATCACGACCGGTACGCTCGGCATCACTTACACTAACATCGCTACGGGTGCCGCGTACACCTTTGCGGCTGGGTCGGTGGTACTGACTAAGCAGTACAGTGCACAGGGTATCCTGAGCATCCTCAACCCGGCGGCATATGCCACTGCGGCAATGATTCGGATAACCGTATCCTTCACGGTCAGTACAACGGTACGGCGGTTCGGGCCTTTAGAGATTGAGGTTCTTGCTCCGTGAATATCAGTGTGTCACTCAATACCACTTCTCTGGATGCGTACAAGGCGAATCTGGACAAGATTACACTTGTGGTTGGTAAAGCTGCGGCAGACGTTGAAGCCAACGCTAAAGACAGTATTGTCACCAACTCTGGGCAATATCGGGAATACAGGAGTGGTAAAGACAATGAGATTGTTCACTGGTCAAGCCCTCCCGGTTCACCACCTAACAGCGACACCGGTAACCTTGCTAACAGCATCAACCATAGCATGATGGCATCTAGAGCAAAGGGTGTCACTGCCTTGGTCAAGGCTGATGCAAAGTACGCCGTACCGCTGGAACTTGGATGGACTTCAAAGGGTGGCAACACCGTACCGGCTAGACCCTTCATGATTCCTGCATTGATGAAGGTTAGACCAGCGTTTATACGTGCCATGCGGGCGATACTAAGGGGTCAATAATGTCTTTTGAAATACCAACCATTGACCAGTGGATATACGAAACACTAAGCGGGGATGCAACCTTACTTGGTCTACTTGCTCCTGACAATAGACCCAATGGGTACCAGCAAAGCATCTACAACAGCGTTGCACCTCAGGTTGATGTTGTGTCCCGTAAGCCCGTACAAGCCCCGTACGTGGTCTTTACTGTTGATAGTCAAGCAACCATGGAGAGAAGCCTTTGCAACGGTAGATTCCTAACCGATACCGGCTACCGTGTGACCGTGTGGGATACTGCCAGTGGTGCTGTTAGCATGACACAAGCGCAAACTATCATGGCAAGGATTGATACTTTACTGGATGGCCAGAAGGTAACGACCACCTCACCTAACCTGTTTTGTACCCGTGATATGTCTGGTCAGTCTTTTGTTTTGTCGGAGGGTGGTCGGACTGATGTTGCCGTGACCGCCACGTATGTCATTCAGTCTGTGGAGTAAATAATGCCTAAACCGATTCTCGTTAGTGATGCAATTGTAGAGATTTCCTTTGGAACCGATTCGCAGCTCGGTGCATCACCAGTGCCTGCTGCCCCATCAACAGGCTACACCTGCCAAGCCAAGAGCCTCCGCGCTTCCATCCAGTCAAGCACGATCGATATCTCTACACTTTGTAGCGATGTCATTGAGACGCTTGAAACACGTAAGACCGGTACGCTTGAGATTGAACTTTACGTGGATGCTACAACCGGCCCTATCTTCAGGGACAAGGTTGGGTTCCTGTGTAAGGTTGAAGTAGACCTTGATGGCGCTGGTACTGTTGCATCGATGACAAAGACATTCAATGGTCTCGTTACCGATGCCACGCTGAACCTTACTCCTGGAGAAGTCAGCACAGAGACCGCTACCATTACACTCGGCGGCTTTGGCTTTACGACGGTAGTTAGTTAATGGGTTTATCCAAGCTGGATAAGCTGAAGAAAGAGGAAAAGGTAGCCCTTGAAATCGACCTCTTTGAGGTTACGGGTGAGCATGACATCATCCGGTTTCGAGAACCAAGGGCAGCCGACCTCTTTCCTAACCCAGAACTAAAGCAAGAATCAAAGGTTGCCTTCCCTGAGTTTCCGCCGTTGATGCTTGATCAGGTTTGCTTACTTGGTCGTACATACATCAAGGATGAAACCGATACGGAAGTAAACCCTATCCGGTCTTTTGGGATGCTAGCACGTAACCATCGTGATGTGTTTCTTTTCATCTTCACCAAGCACTGGGAATACTTCCAGCGTAACCCGGTAGATGAAGAGGTAATCGAAGTAAAAAACGCCTCTACGGAGTAGCCGGAGAATTTCTCCACTACTCCGTGAACAGGTTAGGTCGGCATCCTTCCGAGCTTGATTTATCTATGGGGCAGGTATACGAAGTGGTCTGGGCTGGCAGGCATCAAGACAAGATGGACAATGCACGGTGGGAAGCCCTTATCAAAAGTCTACAAGGTAGGGTGCTATGACAGTCGCAGAACTCGTGGTAAAACTTTCGGCTCAAGGTGGCGATGAAGTCAAACGGAAACTAAACGACACCGAGAAAGAACTAAAGAAAACCGGGGCTGCCGCTAAGGATGCCAAGAAGCCATTCGATGACTTTGAGATTGCAGGCATCAACGTATCCAATGCTTTATCAACCGTTGGTAAAGCGTACGCCAGCCTTTCCCCTGCCATGGCCGCAGGCATAGGCATTGCTGGTGCTGGTGTAGTTGCCTTTGCCGGTTATGCCGCTGCCTTGACATCTATATCGGTAGCCTCATATCAGATGTTATTCAATAGCCGTGCAGCTGGCGAAGAGTTCGAGGCCATGAAGGCACGGCTTGAAGGCTTGACCGGTTCGGCACAGAGAGCCAACGAACTTATGGCACTAGCCGCTAAAGAGGCTGGCCCATCTGAGTTCACGACACAACAGCTTGAGCAATCAACCGTAAGCCTTGCCGCTTTTGGTCAGAACGTCGAGCGTGTGTTGCCAATGATTACAAAACTTGGTCAGGCTATGGGAGCCGATCAAGAACGCTTGATGATGTATACCCGTGCGATGAATATGCTCAAGCAGGGGCAGATGCCAGACAGCGAAGTCATGGGTGCGATGGGTGTAAGCAAAAAGGATATGGCGGCAAAGGGTGTCAAGTTTGATGCTGGTGGGTCGTTGGTTAGTTCCGCTGAATCCGCTATGGTTGCCCTTGAGAAAATCATTGATGAGAAGTACAGCAAGGCGCTGGAGCGTTCGGCTGACACCACTAAAGCAATGAAAGCATCAATGTTGGACTCTTTGCAGATGATTGAGCGTAAGTTTGGTGAGGTTACAAACAATGCGCTTAAACCATTTTATAAAGAGATTGGGAATATTTTCAAGAGTATTTCTGAGAGTTATTTCCCAGAGATGTTTGCCGAACAATTAATGAAACCACTTGAGGCTTTAACAGGTGTTGGTAAAGATCTCAAGTCAGTGTTTTTAGATATTGTTGCGGTGCTTGCTTCCATGGCAAACATCCTGCCTAGAAACCTTACGTACATCATCAAGGAGTGGAACGCAGTAAGTAAAGACGAAACCTTTATGGGTAGCCTTCAGCGCATCGGCTCAAGGAGTATGACGTTACTCACGGCTATACCTAGATTGTTTGACCCAACCGGTAAGAGTACTGGCGAAACTGGAAACGTGATTCGTGACTTTACAGCTTTTCGTTTTTTACTGGAAACTAAAAGACTTAATGAAAAGTCAGATAGTGACAAAAGGAAAAAGGATCCGTTCGGCGCTGGTGACATTGATAAGCAAGCCAAAGATACCAAGGATGTAAAAACCAGTCTTGAGAAAATCGAATCCAACACTAAGAAATCAGCGGATCTATTAGACCTTAGACGGCAGACGCTAGGCGGTGGTGAGATGGGACGGTTGGGTATTACTGGCTCTGAGCTTGCCGGTATGGGTATGCAATACCGTAGCGAGATTACCAAGGTCAAGCCTATCCGGGGTGACACGATGGTAACCCGTGGTATCAAAGACATGATTCAAAACAATATTCTGTTCGCCGTTAATGGCGGGCAGGGAATGCCGGTGCGCTAATGGCTGGACAGATGCGGGTAATCATGGACATTAGCGAGCCACGCCCATACAAGGGTAGGCTTGCTGTTGGTGCTGACGGTAGTACATGGGACTACACAAAGTCAGAGAACGTGTGGATTGACCCTTGTACATCTACGGTCATGCTGAAGCCTCTACCGCTCACCACCGCATGGAAGTCAACCTTTAGCGGTAACTACGCCAGATACGGCATCAGTGACTTTACAGGTACAGACATTGCAAAGTGGCATCAGTTGGCAATCTCCAAGAGTGCTAACGATAAAGGACTCAAGCAGCTACAGACATCGACCAACCAACTAAACCTAACAACTGCCTTGCCTGCCAACTGCCCTATGTATTTCAAGTATTACCGGAACAGTGTGCAGGAATCCGGCGATGATGTTTTCTTGGTGCTTGGCTACAATGTCGGTGCTGGTGGGTCAGCGCCTAACAACTTCAGCGTTCAGGTCAAGTTTCGAGATAACGGATCCATTGCCATCTTCCGCAACGGTGTGCTGCAAAAAGAATACGACCGCTCAGGTTCCAACTTCTCAAGCGCCAGGACATACACAAGCATCTTCAACCCGGCACAGAAGTACGTCAATGTTTTATTGATACCCTTCCGTGGTCGTGAGCTTTTGATTTGGACAGATAACGGGACGTGTCTAAGCCATACGTTCGAGAATCTCGACTACCCCAACGACATCGCTACAGCGCCTATCCTTCCTGCTGGCACCTTTAGTGTTGTGGTTCCAAACGGAAAGATTACCTTCCAGTGTGCGCGGTGTTACTTTGAGCAGTCTGGCTACATCCTTGGTGCGCCCAAGGTATTCCGCTATGCTCCAACGGTTGGAGATTGGAACACGCCAACATTCCAAACATACCACGAGTACTTTGGTCAGGGTGCTACCTACCCAACGCTAACCGCTTCCATCGTTGAAGACACTGCCGGATACCCTACCTTTGTGCCTAACGGTACACGTAAGAATGTACGCATCAAGGTTGCCTATACCGCTGCATCCGGTGGCACGAATAGCGGTTTGTACTGCTCTGATGGTTGGATGGATCCGGATTACTCAAGCACGGCACTAGGGCATCAGGTAGACATCACAACAGCCGTAGAATCTTTGAGCCTATCGCTCGGTGAAGATGGCAGAACCGGTCTTGAGATGACTACCCGTGTAAAGCGGTTGATTGACCTTGGGGTATCTCAACCAACCATTACCGGTGACAGACCGATTGCAATACAACTAAAGTCAAACCATGCAACCAAGGTATGGGTAGACCTATTCCGTGGAACACTTAGCCCACCCGAAATCATCTATGAACCGGGAGAGGGTGGCCCGCAGTTTAGCCTGCTCCGCTACAGCGGTGAAGACCGCTTTGGTGACTTTGATGTTTCGATGTGCCAAGAGTCTATACCGCTTGATGGTGATTCGATTGGTGAGGTGTTCTACAACATCATGCCGATGGCTGGATATGATCCGGCTATCTACCTACAACAGAATCACAGTAGTACTTTCACCGTGCCGCAGAGCGCGGAGATATCCAAGGCTGGCTATGCCTTTATACCTAAGCGTGGAGACTACCCCGGTGGTGTCCTTCAGCAGTTCAGAGATACCTACCTAGCCAACTTCTTTATGGGATGGAAGCCTACGGCGCTCGGTACTCCGGTGGGTGGTTATATGCTGGCAATCTCAGACCCGGCAAGCGTTGGCAATGCAATCGCGGTAACTCTTTACCAGTCTACTTATGATGCCATTGCATACGGTTCGTACACGGCAGCTCAGGGAGCCAAGCGCACGGTTCGCAACATGAAGCGCTACTTTGAATCACCGGAAGCAAACCAGATTGCCGTGATTGGTGCAGACCCTAAAACCAATCAACTGCTCTACAACTTTGCGTACGTGGATGTGAACAGCCAAGACCCAACCTATGCACCATCTGCAAGGCCACAGAACTGGCGAGGGCGGCCAGTTGAGTACATCTTGAGTGAACCATCCCTAACCAGTCAAAACGCTGTAGATCAGGCTGCCGAACTTCTCGGTGAAAGACTCATCAATGGGCGGCAGCTCATCGAGTGGGAGTCTGACCTCTTGACTTACCTTGATGTAAACAACCATCTAAACGTGGTCTGGATTGGTGACGTGGTGGAGATTCTGGAAGAGTCCGACCCTGATAATCCGCTTGACCCGCCGGAGGTTCTTGGTACTTATCAGGTTGTGAGTATCCCGAAGATGCAGTTCATCAAGGAGCAGGTTACCGATAACACATTTACGCTCCGGCAGTGTGTATACAAAGGCATCTACAAATCAGGTGTAACCACTTATGTACCTGGGCCGGGTGGATAATGGCAGTTTACATCGACCGAGCCAGAACCAGCAGCGTTGGTGCTACGGCATCGTTTGAATGCAGGGTACACGTATACCCTAATGATGTACCAACCCCTGACCCACTGGCTGAGTTCTACCCTCAATATTTCAACTTTGGAAGCAACCAGCAAAGCGTAAACGTTACGATATTAGGTATTGGTGGTTCATCTAATCTTGGCACAGCATCTTGGACTTGGGATGTACGAGCAGTTTGTGTTTGTAATAATGGGTTTGGTACAACAAATACAGTAAGTTTGATATTACAAAGTGGCACAGGTACAGCTGCACAAGCGGCTATAGGTATTAGTGTAAACATTGGGGCACTGCTTGCAACCTATACCGGTGAAGTCAATCAGTCAACGGTGTACTGGGATATTACACAACCTGCGTTTGGCGGTGCTGGAAGTGATTACCCAGACATTACATACAACAACTACGAGACTGCCAACGTAGGCGGTACGGCATTTGCACGAGTTGTAATCGCAGGACAAACAGCAACAGCCTCTGGGGTTATTACCACTGCATCAACGATGACGCATGACCTTAGAACGGCTTGGTTTTACAAGAACAATACCGGCGTGGCTAAAACCTTCACAATAGGTGGGCAGACAGTCAACGGTGTAAGTCTAGCAACAAGCGTACCGGGTTACGCTCATTCCTTTGGGGGGCAATCAACCACAGCCACACAAAGTATTGTGCAAGGAGCGACACCTATAGATCCACACGCCATTGCCGAGGTTATTTCTAACTACACGCTAAGGCGCTTGGTTCGATTGAAGGGTCGGATTAGGAGTTACAACCTAAACTATTACGATGACCTCGATGTCCGTATTACTGGCTTTGATATGCCTGTTGGATACCGTGACATTATTGCAACGGCTGGACAGTTTCAAGAAGATGGGTCTTCCGCCAAGTACAACGTATCGGATACTCTTACATCTTCAGATACATCTTCACAAAGTCAAAGCACCACGGTAGATACAACTCCATCATTGATCTACGCAGACATCAAAGCGGCAAGCCTTACGGCACTAGGCGATGACAGTACAAATACAAAGATGTCCTTTCGTGGTTGGTCATTCCCTGGCGCGTCCGTTATTCAAGCAGATGAGACAAACGTTTCAATCGGATCCATTACAGACACGCGCAGCTTTACCGCTCCCGGCTTTGGGTTGAACTCATACCGGTACATGAAGGTGCAGATAAAAGCACCAAGCGGGACAACTCATAACGGCACGATAAGTGTTCTTTATCAACCAAACAATATGACAAAGTCATGGGAGGTAAGCACCAACAGTACAGCCTTTATCGATGTCTACCTTGACCTATGCAGCCCTCAGAATAAAACATCAACCCTTGATGAAACCGACCATCCGTACCCTAGGATGAACCCGTCCGACCCTAACAATGCTGCCCAAATGGAAGATGGCGATTATTGGGGAGTGACCCGGATTACGCAGATATCACTGGGGCATACTGGTTTGGTAATGGGTGATATCAAACTAGCTGTGCAAGGGCCAGATTCAGATTACACCAAGGGCTACTGGATGCCAGCCAGAGCATGGAACAAACAGCAGTTCACCACGTACGCAGGTAATACCTTTACGACAAACCGGCACTTCATCGCAGACTGTCAAGGTAACAGTATGACCGAGGAAGGCTGGGCGGTTTGGCAGTCAAGCCCGGCAACCAACACCATCAGTACCATAGCAAACTTTGTTGATGCAATGAACGCGGTAGATGGAACCGTGAAGCGCCATCAAGGATACACGGCAAGCGCAAGTACACCGCTTACGAGCGCAAGTTATATACGCAATGGTTATGCAAACAGCACGAGTGGTCACGCCTATTGGTTAGGCGGTACGACATTCAAGACGGTCGGTGGTTCAGCCGAGATAAAGAACTGGGTGGAGACCGACCAGAGCGACGATGGGCCAGAAGCCGACGTGTTAGCGCAGACATATTTCCGCTCTATCAATGGCAACTTTGTACCGGATATCTTTGATGTCTTTGAGCAGGACGATGCAGGTAGCCTATGGTTGTCAATCGGTGCCGTTTCCTACCAGCGTGGTCGGTCGGCTGGTCTTGTGCTTGCCACTGATGCGGATCCGATTGAAGCTGAAACCGTTCAACTCGTGCTTGACTCAACCGGGGGGGTTCGTGGCCTTGGTGTGTCTGATATTTACGGCAGATACTATACTGCCCAGCCAATGGGCTTAGGTCAGAAGAACCACAACACCATATGCCTGGCGCAGAACAGCGGAGACCCTGACCCACTATTTGTGAACAAGTCGTACCGCTTTGTTTTCAAGAATCCATCACCTACCGGACATGTTTTCTCAGCTGATAGGAATCCAGTCTATGAACATTTCTATGCCACGGTTGAGAGTGGTGATGTATCTTTATGGCGAGCTAACGGGCCACTAGCAACCGATTACGTTGAGACACCGACAACTATTACCGGGGTGACCGACCTTGCGATTCGATGCCTCCGGCGTGATACAGACTTTGGAACAATCATCTTTACCGAGGAAGCCGGTGGGCTCAAGCGGTACTACACAAGCGATGATGGAGGGACGGTAAGCGTGGCAACGGTCATAAACTCAAGCGGATCGCATCCGGCTCTAGTGGTTGATAACCAAGGGCAGGAGATATACATCTGGCGTACATCTGGTTCAGATATCCAAAGCAAGATTCTAGATGCTTCAGGGACTGTTGTAATGGCCGCCACAACGGTTGTTACCGGCCATGTGGCTAATGACTCAATATCAATATATGAGCGGCTAGATGACCTTTATATTGTGTACAACCACCAGAGTAATGGCATCACGGTTGTTAGGTCAGTGGATGGCGGTAGAACGTACGCCTAAGGAAAAGGGTGGTGGGCAGCAGGAACAGCAACCGAGGAGGACTACCCACCGTGTCGGGAGATAAGATCGACAAAAGGAATATATCACCATGAGTAGACCTATCGCACTTAGAGCAGCTAAGGAAGCCATCGATAATGTTGGTGTGCAGGAGACCGGGGACAACAGGGGCAAGGCTGTTGAAATCTACCAAGCGTCTACCACTCCACCTGTGCCACCCGGTAGCCCTTGGTGTGCTGCCTTTGTGGTTTACCGGCTACGGAATGCAGCTCATGATCTAGCCCTCGACATCCCGGCAGACTGGCCACGCTCGGCTTATTGTCCCGATCATGGCAACTGGGCGCGTAAGACAAAGAACTGGCTATCGGTGAAGGATGCGGAAGCAGACCCTAGCAAGGTACGCATCGGTGACCTTATCTGCTTCTGGTTTGCTCCACTCAACCGCTTGGCTCATATCGGTATTGTGACCGGTGTATTTCCGTGGGGGGTCAAAACCGTGGAAGGCAACACGTCCCCAGAAATGGAAGATGAAGATGCAGTAAAGCGCGAGGGTGACGGGGTCTACCGCAAAGCCAGAGCATGGCGCGAGCTTGGAAGTAACGGCGGCTTTGTGCATATCGACTGGTAAAATGTAGCAACGAACCCGGCAAGCCTCTGCATATGCTCAAATAGCCGGGTCACTATTTGAACTTGTAAGAAAACCTTACAAGTTGACGAAAAAAGACCCGATTGTTTAGATCGGGTCTCCTTCCATCAGTTCCGGCATCCAGTTGTTGTTTTGTTGGTTTCCCTTGCGGGTGCTACATTCTATCCTGTTGCTCGTTTAGTCTTTGCAGGTGTCTAACGTAGCCCTTTAGTATGGAGTTGATTTCCCTGAGCTCTGCAATCTGCTGTTGAGCCTCACACCACTTAGCCTGCCAGTCAATGCCGGGTTGTTCAGACTCATCTTGCTTTTGTGCTTCAATAGTCTGGACTTCCATCACAAGAGCCGGTGATTCTTCTTCTTGTTTAGTCATAGTGCGACCAGCCTTTCTAGCATCGCGTATGGCTTGCAGTGCAGGATGAACAACCGGTGCAACCGGTGTATCTTTTTGCTTTTGCATCTCAAGCCATCGTTGATATGCGGTTTCGTGTTTATTGTAAATCCGCTTTACGACCATCTGAATCGTTGACGGTGCCCGATTCATTTCTGTAGCTATATCAATAGTGCGCTTACCAGCATGATGTAAATCAAAGATTTTATTCATCTCTTCTTCAGTTGTCGTTGTTGGAACTGTGCGCATAGGTACATCACTATTTACATAGTTGGATACAGTGTCATGACTGCGGCCAGTAAGTCTAGATATCTTCCGTACCGACATCCCGGTATTTACCAATTGCTGAAAGAGTTCTCTTTCTCTATCAGTCGTATGCTTTGCTCCCATTGCTTATCTCCCTTGGGTAGTTATACCCACACAGTGTATACACCATGTGGGTATAGATTGTCAAACTGTTTTGATGGTGACTGCTTGCGCTTCCGGGTGAACTACGAAGCCAGCCTTTAGGGCATCCGCTGGATGCTCAAGCATGGCGCTCTTGATCGGATCCGGTAGGTAACTTACTAGTATGCTTTCCCTTATTTTGATGGCAGCGGGGCAGTTCTTCCGCGCCCATGCTAAGGCTACATCCTCAGCCTCCACGGCAACCCTTGGCGCAACCGTACGGAAGCCGATAGAGCCGAATGGACACGTCCAGGTCTTACCCTTCAATGTCCCGTCAGCCTTGCGCGGTAGTTGGCTCATTGCATAGTCTTGCAGCTGGGCGTTGTACTGAGACTCCAACCATTCAAGCCGGGCAGTGTGCTTGGCTATCATCTTGCGGGCATTCTCTACAATCGCATCGAGCTTGGCTTTCTCTGCCATGATGCTGGCTTCTACATCCATCCGCTTACGCATCACCAGGAGCGCGAGGTCTTCCGGTGACTCGTTGCCCTTGATCCAACCGGACGCAGGCCCGGCATATTCGCCGGTTTCTTCGTCCCACAGTTCGCCGTCTATAATGTCAAATCCCATGTTCTATCTCCTAATCTTCGTACTTGCAGGCAGAGTTGATTTGTCCAACCTCTTCCATCAATGCATCAATCCACTCTTGAATGGGTACGGTTGCGGGGAAGTCAAACAGCTTGTTAACCATCATAGACAACTCGCTGTGATGTGGTTCTGCCGCACGCAAACCGCTCGTAACCGCACGCATTTCTTCTTCAACTACAACGCTATTGAGTTGCTCAAAAGTTGCAATCTTTGCACCGTAGCCACGGTCAGCGCATACCTCGTACACGTATATCCAAGCCGATGGAAACTTTATCCCGGTCTCGTCAAATAATGTCATCTTGATAACGGCTTCCCTGGCGCTGGCTTGATTGGCGTATCAATAACAATGTTGCCCTGTGGGCCTCTACGGTAGCCATCCTGCGGGGTTACCGCTCCGTTGGCATCGTCATCCTCATCTGCCGATATTGCGAGCAAGGCGGACACGGAATATCTGCGGCCATAAGTAAGAGCTGAGCCGAGACCGTGAGCGTCCGGCTTGGTTACCGGGATAGTTACCGTGGTACTGATCCATTCACCTGATGTATGGATGATGCGGGATTCTACGGTTACTGCCTGCATTGCCTGCGGCTCTTGGCTACCCTGCGTAAGCATCAAGCCGTTTGATGTCAGGATAGGGCGCAAGGTGTCCAAGATGGAATCCAAGGTCACATACTTGGAGCGGAAGGCAGGGTTCCTGCCCTCCTTGCTTATGCCCTGCATTTGGCTTTGTGCCTTGATGAGTGCCGGGGCGATTGCCCCTATTGTTTCCGATGTTGTCATTCTGATATCAACCTAAACGTACAAAATGTTTGACCGTTACAAACGATGCGGCTGCCGTCAAAGTCAAAGTCAAACAAGCGGTCATCGTCTTGAATGGATTCGGCGAAGCCCTCAACGTCATAGTCAAAAGCGTTGTCTTTGAGTTCGATTGTGCGGTTTGTAGCAAACTCAGCGGTGCGAAGCTCTAGAATCAGTTCGGATGCCGTCATCTCACTGATGTTGCAGGTTCCATATTCTGGTTTCATCTTTATCTCCTGTACCCCGTGGCACGTATTGATTATACGCCAAGAATGTATAATGTCAAACACTTGACAGGTGATTATACATATATGGTATATATGGGACATGATTAGAGGATTATCACAACAAGAACTGGCTAAACGTATCGGTGCAACTCAGCCGCAGGTATCTGACTGGATGCAAGGCAAGAAGACACCCAACGCCGGGAACCTTACCAAGCTCGCTGAAGCCATGGACATGGCAGAAGAAGACTTGGCAAGGCTCTTGACCATTCGCCGTAAGAGTCGGATCAAACCGACCGTAGAAACTGAAACATTCGACAACTAAGGTTAGGGAGAAAAAGACGATGCAACGTTGCAACGATTGTGCGGGCAGTGTAGACGATCAGGATTCTATTTGTATGGCTTGCCGGATGGCAGAGTGGCAAGACCAGCAGGAGCAAGCACGGCAGGTACGTGAGCGGCATTATGCCTTGGAAGCCCACAGGGCTGCCTACCTGAGCCGTAACCGTGCGATTCGGGATTCTATCCGTGCAGGTGTTATTTGTGGTGTAAGCGTCCTGCTTTTGCTGACGATGATTGCCGCAGCTAAGGACGCACTGCGGTATGAGCTGGAAACCAAGCCCGCTATACTCAAAGCACAGGGGGTGCGTTGACAGTAAGGCCAAGCATTATTCGGCAGACGCTCCGGGCTCTATCCAAGGCACCGGAGCGTTTGTTGTCTCACGAGGAGATGATTCTGCTGCACTACGGCTGGGCTAACGGCATCCATAAAGATGATTGCTTTGAGGCTATGATCCGCCACAACTACGCCTTCATCCGCGAAGTGTGCAAGGTCATCAAGCACAAAGAACACTTCACGGATGCCTGCCAGTACTGCGTTGAGGGGTTGATTCGTGCCATAGAAAAGTGGGAACCTGAGCGTGGCTTGCGGTTCAGTACTTACGCGCACCCGTGGCTGTACCAGAAGCTTAGACGGTACCAAAGCAACCAATACCGAACCATCCGGATAGCCGAACACGCGCTCGTGAAATGGCACAAACTCAAACGCTTTTACGTCATCCTAGAGTTGGAACTCCGCAGGCCACCGACCGATGAGGAACTTTCCGAACGCTCTGGGATGACCATCGAGACCATCGAGATATGCCGTACGGCTTCAGGCATCGAGCCGGTATCCATCGAGACCCCGGTACAGGGTTCACAGTTGGTGCTTGGTGACACGGCGATATTCGGATCTACGCAGAGCGCAGAGGATGAGTATTTCTCCGAGTCTGAAGGCGGTACCCTGATGACGGCGTTAGGCGCTCTTGATGACGAGACAAGGCAGATGATAGCCCTACACCTTGGGCTTGATGGACGTGTACCGCAGACCGTTCACATGGTAGCCAGCAGGTACCGCATACCTCCGGCAGTGGTCAAGGAGCGCATCCACAAGGCACTAGCGGAACTAAGGGTAATACATGAAACATCTTGAAGACCGCGAGCAGATAGCCCTGATTACTTGGGTACGCCTGATGCAGGCAAAGCATCCGGAGCTTGCAACCATATACCATTGCCCCAACGGTGGCTACCGTGATCCGCGTACAGCTGCCAAGTTCAAAGCCATGGGCGTCAAGCCTGGAGTCTGGGACATTTTCCTCCCTATCCCTATGCCGGGGCTTTACATCGAAATGAAGGCTGGTAAGGGCAGGCTTACACCGGGGCAGGTATCTTTTCGTGATGCGCTTCAGCCGCACGGGTACAAGTTCGTGGTTGCTTACTCTTGGCACGATGCCGCCAAGGCGATAGCGGAACACGTTGGTTTTACTTTCGATGTATAATGTGGATGTTCCTTTCTCTATGGAATAGGCTTTGCCAGCCCCCGGAGTAGCTACCGGGGGTTTCATAGAGCAGGAAACATCATAGAGAAAGTAGAAACACCATGGCAACTCCTGCCACGGATGCCGGGCAGGCTATCGCCTTCCTTAGGCATCTATTCAAGCCGTACTCTGACGGCTTTATTGAACTTAGACCTTTGTCTAAGCACAAGCCCCACGCTAACCGAACCACTTACAGGCTGCCGCATTGCCTGCGGGGTGAAGAAGGTCAAGCCCTAACACAGCACATCATTAGCCTTGCGATTCGTGGTTACGATGTCTATGTAGGTGTGTGTCCAAGGGCTGCCCCTGAAGGGCCGGGGCGTAAGCTCGGCAAGGATTCTATAGAGCAGGTCGGCACCGTCTGGATTGACCTTGACAACAAAGTACCGGGTGCCAGTAGTCAAGTATTACTTGACACCTGCGACATTGTCGTGGCAAGCGGTAACGGCTGGCACGGCTACAAGATGCTATCCAGCCCGAAGGCTTGCGGCTCAGTCAAGGAGCGAACCACGCTTGAGTATCGCATCCGTGACTTTGCAGACAAGATACTACCCGGCACCGACAACGTGGCTAACGTAGATAGGATCTTGCGCGTACCGGGAACCATCAACTGGAAGGATGTCAACAACCCCAAGCCGGTCGTGTTGCTGAAGGGTGGCGGCATGAAGCCAACCTACAAGGAATCCTTGTTGGTTGAGGAGTTTGGTGATGATAGGCTTGATGCCCTGCTGGCTTCCGCCAAGGCTGGCGAGCTAGGACACGCAAGCCCTATGATCCGCCACGCTTCCGGACGCTATACCGGATGCCTTGACACCTTTTTTCTTGAACTCGAGCAGGCTTGCATAAAAAGCAAAGCTGATGCACGATGGTCATTCCTACTTGCGATTGTGCGGGCCGACTTGCCCGAGATTATGGACTACTACTTTGGCAGATGAATGGTTTGACGAGTTAGACGCTACTCCAAAGCGTAAGCCACGGGCAGAGCGTGGTGAGTACAACGGCAGCGCTTCCGATGATGGGACGCTTGCCAAACTTAGGCAACGACACCCTGAAAGTGGCGGGCCATATGGCGGCAGAGACAATGCGCTAACCGCTTGCGTTGGCTACATGAGATCCACTCGAACAGACATTGACTTTGCGATGCCTGCAATCCTTGACTGGAACAAACGGCTATGTGATCCACCGCTTGAAGATTACCAAGTGTACGAAAAGGTCGGCAGGGCTTGGGCAGAGTGGAAAGATTCCGACTTGCCACCGCTAACACCTGCCATGCTACGCGCCGAACTCGAAGCGCCTATAGAAGAAAAAGACCCTATCGAATGGATGACCTGGGCGGATATCAAAGCCAAGGTTGCAGAGCTTGGGCCATTACGCTGGATTGTCCCCGACATGATTATGAACCGGGGGCTTACCTTCATCAGCGCAACATCGGGAGGCGGTAAGTCTTGGGCAGCTCTTGACCTGCTCAGGGCTACGATGGGCGGCGGGATGTGGCTTGGTTCGCTTGAGTGTACAAAAGCAAACGTTATGTACATCGATGAAGAGATGGGGTGTCAGGTGTTCTTTGACCGTGCCGACCAACTGGGCATGGCACCGGAGAACATCATCTATTCCGATCATCAGCGCATCAAGCTTGAAAACCCCAAGCACATGGCATCCATTCTGCGGAAGATTGAAGCCCTCAAGATTGACATCGTTATTGTCGATACGTTGGTACGCGTTCACGGGTTAGATGAAAACAGCAACACCGAGATGGCAAGGTTGTACGGGTTGTTTTGCCAGATGAAAGATTGCGGTGCTGCCATCGTGGTGCTTCACCATAATCGAAAGTCAGGCAGTGAGGGTGGCATCGGTCATGAGCAGATGCGCGGAGCAGGTGACATCGTGAGCCAAGCCGATACGGTTTTCTCAATATCGCACAAACTTGAGAATGATACCTACACGATGATTACAACCAAGAATCGGCACTGGCGGCACAAGGAGCGACAACCCGCAGTGTCTTGGACTATCGGCCCACAAGATGGGCGCCTGAGCCTCGTACACGCCGAACCTGAGGGCTTTGCGGCCAGAGTGGGTCAATCTACCACTGATGCCATTCTTGCTTGTGTTGAGGCAAATCCGGGTGTTGGTAAGAACATCATTCATGCCAAGGTCGGAGGGCGTAAGCAAACGGTACTAGATGCCATCGATGAGTTGGTTCGTGAGAACCTTTTAGACGCTGAGGCATCGCTCCGTGGTGGCTATCGTTACACCAAGAAAGGAGCCATTTGACCGGTTCCCAACGACCGGTTCCCTTATATATAGGAACTACTACTAGTTTGGTTTCCCCCAGTTTGGTTTCCCCCAGACCCCCTTCCGAACTGGGATGCCCCGAAGGTGGGCAATCCCAATACCAGACCAGTGAGGAAGGTTAGAAGTAATTGTTTTTATGACCGGTCAGGTTCCTCCGCTAAAGCGGGAACCAGAACCGGTCTAGATGAAAGGTGGCTCGTATGGCTTTTGAGATTTGGGATTGGGATACGTTCAAACGTAAAGCGCAGGAAGATGAAGAGTTGAACGGTGATAAGTACAGGCATCAGTTTGATGTGGCTAAAGCCTGGTTCAAGTCTGGCGGTCGAGTGACATTGCATAGATGGGCAATGCGCCGGGACTTTGAAACGCACTTAATCCAAAAGGGCAAGAACATTATCTTGGTTGAGTGCGATGGTGAACGGCAGCCTTGGTGTACGGTTGAGCAGCTACGCGAAGATGACTTTATGTTTATTCCAAACAATCATGTCATCGGCGAGTTTACTGAATACCCAGCATTCATGTACAAGGCTGAGAAGTTTGAACAGCCGATCAAACGAAACAAGGTAATAGTCAGTCACTAAAATATTGTTTGACAGTTTATAGCGTTTGGGTATATATTGATGTGTCGGTGGTGGAAGGGCTTCAGGCGTAAGGGTCTCCCAACCACCATCGACATATCAAAGAGCCAGTGGCTCAAGGAGTTTGACTATGGGATTTTTTGCACAGCACGGGAAGTTCTCGGAAGGTTCCGGGAAGAAGTACAGCGTAGCCGAGCAGGGCATTTACATCTGCGCCCTCATTGATTGCGAAGCGGTACAGGGTAAGAGCTTCGACGATCCAAACGTTTTGGAGCCCAACTTTAAGTGGGTTTTCGAATCGACCGAGGTTGGTGACGATGATGGCCAGCCCTTCCGCTTCATGCAGTACACCAAGACCTACTACGGCAACGAAAAGGCTAAGCTGACAATCCTGCTCGATGGCATGGTTGGTCGGATGACTTCACAACAGTTTGCCGAACTGGACATGGAAGCACTCAAAGCCAAGTCATGGCAAGTAGTGGTTGGTACGCGCCAGAAGATGAACGGTGAGTTAACGAACGTTATTGAAACCGTAAAGCCGGTAAAGGTTGCAGCAACCAAGCCGCTCCGCAAGGCTGTAGTGGTTGATGACATTTCGGATCCGTTTGAAGGGGAGTAAATACGGGTAACTTGATAGGGGCAGGGTAACTTGCCCCTTACTTTGGGAGATAAAAGATGACAGAAACAACGAAGACTATTGCCGAGGTTATAACCGACCTTGCACAGCAGACCATCAACCGCGTTGAGCCTTTTGGTGTAATCGATTGCCCACTGCAGATTCAGGTATCAAGCGACCATAGCGAGATTCATATGACCAAGGGTGACCTGCACCTGATGGTTGCTATGACCGGTGAAGACACCGGCATCTTTGACTGTAATAACTGGTTCGGTGATTGCATCCAGAATCCTTTCTGGGTTGGCAACCTGAAGGTGGCAGACGTGCTTGCAGACATCTGGGCAGTGAGCTACAACATCGACCGCATGATGTCTAAACAGACTGAAGCGGTGGCCGTATGAAAGTGACACCATGCACAGCAACCGAAGCTCTCAAGGCCTTACGCCTTGGGAGCAAGGTCAAGTGTGTATCTTGGGCACCTGACCGCTACATTGAAGTGGTAGCCGACAAGATTACACTGAATGACAAAGAAGTACATATGTGTACACAAAACAGCATCCTTCAGGACTTTGTCTTGTGTGATCAATGGATGATTCTAGACTATTGACCGGCCACTATAGAACAACTAAGATTCAGGCCCTCAGCGTCATCGACGACTGGGGGCTGGACTTTGCTGCAGGGAACGTTGTCAAATACCTACAGCGATGCCCACACAAAGGTACAGCGACAGACGATGCCATCAAGGCGCTCTGGTACATGGCTTACGTTGCAACCAGGGACACGGCTTTTGCTGATCGCATAGCCAAGGAAGCGGAGGAGATAAATAATGAGCAAACTAAATGAAGCGTACGCGTTAGCAGTAACTTCCGAGTTCGATACACGGTTGGATCAATGCTCAAGCATTATTGTTTTCGAGCTGAAGCAGAATAAAGGTTTATTGTCCACAAGGGACTGTAAGCAAATCATTTCTGAGTATGGGTTTGCAACTGCTACTTACACTAGAGCATTGGCTAAACTCGCTGACGATGGCAGAATCTTCACACGAAGAGGTAGCAAGCAATATACGCGTTTGTTGAAAG